GCGATTTCATAGCCGTTTTTGCTTAGATCCGCCTCTAACTCTTGAATTGCTGCGGCCTGATGCGGCAGCGCTTTGTAGTAACGGAAAAGCTGCTCAAGCGTGATCGGCTTAATATTCGTCATTCCAGGGTGATTTGATGTGTAGGTCGTCGATTTCGGGTGGCGGCATTGCTGGTGGCTGTGATTCATGCCATCGCTCAACCTCAGCATCAACCCGAGGCTTTAACGTGGTTTCGAACTTACGGCGTTGAATTTCGCGCTTCAATCCCTCAAGCGGTGATCGTGTTGAAAACCTGAACAGCCACCTGCCGTCGGCAGGGATCAGCCCTTTTTTGCCTTCAACGCTCGCAGCGCATGAAAAATAACCTGAATTACGCTGTTGTCTCTCATCGGGGATAGCGCGATCACCTCAGATGCAGCCGCAACGATGATCCACGTGATTGGGGATGCCAAGATTTCTTCAATGCCCATCGGTAACGTCATCAGCTGAAATAAATTCTAATCCTTCCCGGCTTCTAGGGCCGTAATTCGGTTCCCCTGTTCGTTCAGCAATTTGTAAATCGTGGCACGATCAGTTTTCATGTCTAGATGCAGCTCCTGCAGCGCAGTCCCGATCTGTTCGACAGCACCAGTGAGTTTTGCGAGCGCAATCATCGTTTCTCTCAGCTCGTCACGAGAACGTTGAGCGTTGTTTTGCTCTCGATTTTGACGGCTTAACGCTCGATCTCCCACAATCGCTAGGGACGCTGCGGCAAGAGGGGCGATAATATCAATCACGGCCTAATGAACTCCTAGCTTTGTCATTTTAGGGGATCTGGCCTGCCTGCAACAATCGCGACTGCACGCCTGTAAAATATGCAGTCGGTCTTGCCAGCCTCTCGAAGGGCTCGTTCTACGGCTTTCCAGTTTTCAATAGTCCGAGAATCCATTAGTAAAAATGGCCATTGGCATAAGCCCAGTCAGTCTAGGCTTATGCAGTTTGCATCAGCTTAATAACCTGCAGATAGAGAATCAGATTATGTCAACAATAAACATGTCTACTAAGAATGTAGCTGTTTGTCCACTCGTAATACCGCTAGGAGTTAGTTGAAAGCTGCCGGAATCGTAGTTTGTGGTGTTATCAGTTGCGTTGGCTGGGACGACGGCTTCGTGATAGCCTTCCGAATTGATAGCTAAAAGGCTACGTCTAAAGCCAGCGCCTTCTGGCCTTGAAGCCCAAACTGTGACACCAGTACAATTGTTAAAAGATCGAACTTTAATGACAATTTTGTAGCTTCTACCGGCTAATTGAAGAGTAGGTGGTATTGGAGACGCGGTTGAAGTAAAGGCTCCCCTCCTTCCGCCTGCAGAAGGAGATCCGCCGCTTATTTCAAGCGCATTTTCGGCAGCGTCGTACGCAACAGATCCGCCGCTTGAATCACTCCATTCCGTTGCAGAGTAAATAAACCCAAACTTATCAGAGCAAAGGGTTGACGTACTAAGTCTGGGAATGATCTGGGAAATAGATTTACCGTTTAGCCCAGAGGCACTGACACCCCCCGTTAAATTAACACTACCATTGGACGCGCTAGGGTAGAATACTCCAGTTCCAGTTCCAGTTTCAGTAAACTCTGTAGCATTTGTTATTGCAAGATTATTTCCTTGTAGACTAAATCTAGGGCTTATTACAGAGAAACTCCTAGGGACATTTATGGCGGATTTGCGTCCGCCGTTATATTCTCCATCAACAAATAAAAGACCAGCGCCCCCGACACCTTCTAATTCTACGCAATGATCAATATTTACGTTTCCTCTTTCGTGGATCCCCATGTAGAAGGATATGTTTCTACTATGGCTTGAGTCTTCACGCTCATTGGCTATCCGTATGTTACGGCTACCTAGGTGTAATGCTGGTGTGTAATCTATGTCTTGATCACTACTTATATTTACAAATTTACAGTTTTCTAGCTCATTTAAGTAATAACATGCGTCAGGGCAAAATTTAACCTGCATGTCGCTAAAAAGACTGTTTTGGGTTCTATCAGCGTACAGGCCATTCCTGAAATATTGCATTCTCACTCTACTGATAGAGACTTTGTTGGCACGGTCGCTTACTTCTATGCCTTTAGCTGGAACATCGCTTATGGTGGCGCTGTTGATACCTATCAGTTCAAGCTCCTCCACGCGACCTTTTGAATTAATCTTTATCAAGGGGTTGCTGACGTTAAACTCGCTATGGCACTTGATTGTTACTCCAGTGCCGCCGAAAGTCCCCGGCCCGGCGCCTTCTAACCTGTTAGAACCAACATTGATTGTGTCTGTAACAAAGTAAAACAAATTTGATTTGGTTCCAGGCACGTAAACATGAGAGCTAGCAGCAAAAGCAGCGTTAAAAGCGGCAGTATTAGCCTCAGCTACTTCTTCATCTGGCTCAGAATTTGTTGCAACGGCAACAGCGCCAAAGTCCTCAACGCTCACATACTGCTCCAGACGCTGCTGTAAGGTCTGCAACTCGCCACTATTGGTGTATGTATAGGTAACACCCTCGGCAGTGCCGGTAGTCGTGTTTTGAAATTTTCGGACGTTGCCTTGCGTGTCCTTGGTGTAAATTTCAGCATCCGCTGCGTTAATCGCTATTTCTCCTACGTCAATGTCACTCGCCGCAGGAGGTGCCCCAGATGTTGTGCCGTGCTTGTGGGTGACCTTGAGCGCCATAGCAGTAAAACTAGCCTTCCATCAATTCTATATCTCTTACAGTCACGAAGTTTGCTGATCCACTAATAACGTCTGCCGCTCGAACGCTTACCGCACTGCTCGTGAGCATGATCTGTGCTTTGTAGTAGAGATCGCCTGGCTCTAACCCGCCGCTGTAGCTATCTCGGCTCAGCGCATCACTGTCAATCATCCAAAACTGAGCTTCAGCTTCAGACTGTTCACTAGTATTCAAAAGCAATCGCAATAGATTGCTGGTTCCGGCAACAGCCGTTAAGGCTTGAGCTGACCAAACCGCGATCTGATTACGGGGCGCAATGTCTGCGTTATCGTAGTCTGTCACACCCGCATCTAAGCTCGAATCGTTGTAGTTTGGTCCGTAGTCTGCAATACTGCCAGCAGTGCCAGCAATGTCAGCATCGAAGTAAGTTATATTTTGATCTACGTCAACAAGACAACGCGCATTTGCGTATCGACTTTGACTGATAATTGCTGTGTCACGAGTGTCGCTTGCTTCGCGCTCAACCAAGAAATCAAACGAACCCCCGCCTTGTACTAGAGACTTAACACCATCAAAAAATTTGTCGCCAAGGCCAGTAGTGTCGATTTCATTTGAATTTAAGTTCAAATTCCATCCTTGCAAACATGCCTCTAGCTTCCATTCATTGACCAACCGAATCTCAAGTGCTGTTGTCGTGCCAGTCGCAAAATCTGATTGATCAATGTCTTCTCTTGTTGCATTGTTGATCCCCGCAAGTGCTGCTCCTCGTGAGCGGTAAAACGATAATCGATTCAGAACATCAACATGCACATATAAACGGTTGGTATATGGAACGCTTAAAGACCCAAGTAACGCCGATGAATATGGCGTGCTGTAGTCGACAAGTTCAGAATAAACTTCATCGCCTGCAGTGTCCGCATACGTCGGGATCAAAGGCGGGTCGGTTACATTTGCGTTTGGCCAATTATTGGCGCTAGCAACCTCAACCAAATCACCACTGCGGAATCCTGTTGTCGTCAGCGAGATGATATTTTTGTCTTGATTAAGCGCAGTAATATCAACCGCAACGGGCGTAGGCGCGGAACGGTTAAAGACGACTTTGCCAAATGTGCCGAGGACTGCCATTACGAGGAAGAAATAGTCAAATCACCAGTAAACGTAAATGCAACATTTGTACTTGTGACATCACCCACAGTTACGGTTGAACCTACGCTAGTAATCAACACACTGCCTGAAATCGTCTTGCCTGTGGTCAGCGTCAGTGTTGCGGTAATACTGCTTTGCAAATCGGTATTGATTTTGGCGTAGACATCATCAAGCAGACTGTTTTCATATAACAAAGTCGCACTACCTGACGCGCCACGCAACCCCGTCACATATGCCCTGCTGGATTCACCTAAGTTTGTCGTCTCCAGTGTGTCCCGTGAAATATCAATGCTTGCATTACGGACCACAACCGTCGAATTAAGCCCGGTAATCTCAAAATTGCCTGTTGTGCTGGTAACTGCCATTATGCGCTCCTGTTAGCTCATTCTAAGCTCTGCGGTTAGTTCAACAGCCACATTGGAGCGGCCTGGGGCAACGCTTTCGACTTGTGGTGATGTTCCTTCGGCGAAACACCACAACAGCCCCGCACCTGTTGCACTGGCATTTAGCCAGCTTTGCAGGGTAGAGTCTGCACCGGCAAATATCTGCGGCGGCAGTGTCAGGCTATCGACTGAACCTTTTGCGCTGTTGTATGCGCTGAGGATTGCTGCTGTGTTGGTGTCGGTGATGTTGCCAAATGTCAGGCTGAGTTTGGCTTGGCTCGGCCTGCTGCCCCACAGCCTACGAGTGATCACACCAGACTGCGATGCCTGTGTTTTGGTCGGCCATGTTGGCGCAACAAAGCTGCGTCTAGTTGGTGTGATACTGGGGAATGTCGTTGCCATGGCTAAGTTATGCTCCAGTTGTTAGCGTCATCGTCAAAGCCGTCAGCAACTTCTAAAACACCGCTGCTATTGACGGGCATGTGCATTGCTTCGATTGTAAACAATCCATCGTCTCCTGACGTAATTCGTTCAATTTGATAAACCCGCATTTGCGTGCTTGCAATTTTCACTGTGAAAACCACGCCCGTAGGCGTTGCAGTCGTTCCGCTGTTGCTAACAGTGAGCGTTGCGTCAGCCGGTGGCGTTCCTTCCGTTTCATCCCATGCGACCACGTTGTAGGAGCCATCGGCTAATGCTTTCGTACTGACTAACGCGCCTTCTGGTGTGACTGCGCCATTGTTGAAATGGTCATATTCTGTTTCGTCCATTGCGACTTTGATGTAATCACCGGGCGCAATGTTAGACATAACCCCCTCATGGGTAGTTGAAAAGTTTATGACGTGTTGAGGTATGCGCCGCATTCTGATAATGAATTTAGCTGCATCGATCGCATGTTCTCTATTTGTGCAATACGAACTCATGTCGATCTGTTCAATCGGATCTGTGGCCGATGCGCTTACTTCCCGCACCAGCACTTCACGGACCACGGGGAACAATCCGGGGCTGGCTGGATCCGTGGTAGAGCGCTCCTCGCGGTAGCGAGCGCTCACTTGGATAGGGTCACGGTCTTCCGGGTCAAAATACTGAAGCTTGAATGACTCTGCGGCAATGTTACCTGCCGTAAATAGCGCAGCAATTGGAACAGCGGTGAAAGATATTGCAGGCCGAAGAAAATACTTGCCGTTCGATTCGCCAAATTGCAGCAGATGCGTGGCGGCTAAATCCGCTGACCATTGCCTGACATTGACAGGCTCAGAAACGGCGCCGTCGTAAAAATACTTGCGATCTTGGCACCACTGCGCTGCAGTCGCAAACTCGGTGCTGTCAATCATGTAACTCTTGACGAATGATCCCGCACCAAAGCGATCATTGGTCATCAGGTCATACAAAATATCTGGGAAAAGATGCGTTGCGCCCGATCCACCCAAAAGCCTGGTGCATTCACGGCCTCCGGTGACATAAGCAGAAAATTGGCTGAACTGCTGGAACTCGGCGGATAAACGAATGTTGATGCCAGCCCGCGCAATATTGTCGTATTGCGGCGCGGTACTGTTCGGCACGATTTCATTGACATAAACAATGTTATGTTCAGGCCCAGAATCTGCACTGCTGCTGATCTCTGAATAAACAAAAGCTTCCGCTAATTTTCCATAGTCATCGATGTAAGTATTGGCGTCTATAAGGGGCAATCCGTTGTAATTTCTTGTGACCGTAGGGTCATCACCGTTTGTGTCTTCGTCGTAAACATAGCTAGAACTTAAGGCAGCATCAGCGTTCCCAAAAGTAATGCCAAAGTTGCTTGTATTAAGTGCGACATTTTCACCATTAAAGACAACACTTATCCCGCCGTCAGAAATAGTAGCTCGACCTTTCTTGGGGTCAAGAACATACAACGCGCTCCCGTAGTGGCCTTGGCGAACTTCAAACCCTGAAAGAGGTTCAAACATGAACTCACGTACCTTAATGGAGCTAAATTCAAAGCGGATGTAATTAAAAACAGATTGCTGAGTTTCACTTCTGGTCCCGTAGGCATTACTTAACTCCGTCCAGCTACTGCTCCCAACCGTTCTGTATTTAATTTTGAAAAACGAATATCGCTGCACAGGTGCTGTAATAACACCGCTTTGATAGAAGTTATTAACTATATCCTCCGGCGGATTGTTTTCAAAAGTTTGACACCATTGCGTATCGGCGTATTCATACGTTTTTGTATCTCTAAAGTTGCATAGATTGTTTATTCTGATGCCAAGAGTAGACTTCAGGCCAACTTCCACGGCTTGACACGCCCTCGACGTTGACACCAGTCCCCGTGCGTAGCGCAGCAGGTGTCCCCCTGTC